AGCAGATCAGTTTTGGCTTGTGACCCAGCAGATGATCCAAAATAATAGGCAATGATGCCCGTCCAAGCGGTGCCCAGGCTACCCAGCATCATCAAGATTGCTGGATTGCTGCTGTCAATCTGATTGAAAAACATCATAACCATGATGCCAAAGAACCCCAGCGTGACTGCACCGGCCAAAATTGGCGGCATCATCGAGCGGGTCGTGGCCTGCATCTCACGGGCGCTCTTGCGGTCGTCCACGGCCAGCTTCTCAAAGTTCAGACCCAGTTCCTGAGCCTGCTTGGCAAGCTCAATCTCGGCCAACTTGACCTGCGCTACCTGATCGGCAGTAAGCTTGTTGCTGGAGATCATGTCTTGGACTTTGTCTTCGTCCACGCCAACGGCTTTGGAGATGGCCGATACAGCCATACCAGCCAGTGGGCCACCCAGTGCAGTGGCAATCGTCGGTGCAATTTGTTTGAGCCAGTCCATATCAGCTTCCTCTCTTGGTCAGCATGGCGCTGGCAATCTCCAGCATAAATTTTGTCTGCTCCAGGTTTTTGGGCGGCTCCGTCCAACCGACGGTAACCTGACCGACAAACCTGTTGAAGTCAGGCGGCACACTGACCCGGCAAGTGAACGCCACCCCGTTCTGTATGTACCAAAGCCCGACCTCAGACTGCGCGTAGCGGTATTCGCCGCAAGGAATCTCATTCGTCATCAGCTTAACGACATCGGCGTTGTTGGATGCGTTTTGCGTGAACAGACCAACGTCAATTTCTTCAATACTCTTGTCCCGGCCCTCTTTGGTGTAAGCGCGATACAACGTCCGAGAGTTGAAAAGCGGATTGACCTTGAATATGGCTACAACCGTTGCGCCGGTCTGCTTAAACAACATTGCAGAAGTGTCCTCCACCCGCGCTGTGTTTATTTCAGGCAGCTTCTTGGACTCTTTGTATGCATCGCGGATAAAGTCCTGGCTCTCGTACAAGGCATAGCCAGCAAAAGCAATCACCGCCATCAAGATTACCGCAAAGAGTTTAAACGGCGAATCCACATACCCAAGAACTTTGTCAAGGGTGGTGTTGGCGTTGAGCTTCTCGGTCATCGCACTTGCCCAGTAACGATCTGTATCACGACCCAGGCAATCACACCAGCAGAGGCAATAGCAACGACGCCGCCAACAACCAAGGTGATTATCTCTTCCATTTCCTCGGCGCGTTTCTTATCTGCTTCTTTCTTGCGTCTGGCAGCATGAGCCGCTTCAACTTCCATATGCTGGGCGCGGATGGTGATTTTTTGCCATACGTCCATTTTGTTGCTCTGGAAGAAGAGCATCTTGACCTGCTCTTCGAACTCACGGGCTTGTTCCAGCGCCATCTCAAGTTCGAGTGCTTTGCCCAGAGCGGAACCTTTAAAGTCACCGTTCTTGGATTGTTCAACAACTTTGACGGCTTCGGCCTTGGCATCAAAGTATTTACCCAGCACCGGCCCAAGACTCTGCACATCTTGTACGGTGGCAACAGCCTTCTTTACAAGATTTACTGCCGACGATACGGCTGCAAGAGCGGTGATGGGGTCGATCATTTGTCTACCTTGCCGTCGAGCTTGTCGAAAATGCGCCCCAGCATCAACTTGATGTCGGCCATGTCGGCGCGGTAGTCGTCGCGGGCGACATAGTGCGACGGCATCTGGCGCACGTCAGCATCGAGCCGGTCGATGGCCTGGTAGATGCGGTTGAGTGTCCAACCCCCGAAGAACCCAGCGACGGCCACGGCGATGTTGAAGAGGATTTGGTAGTCCATGATCAAGGTCTTTGAGCAGCGACAGGTGTGGCGATCAATGTAGACAGCAGAGCGTTATTCAAAGGTTCTGTCGCCATCAAGCTATTAATCGGGCGGTCGTAGGTTGGCAATGCTCGGCGTTGGCCCATTTGGGACAGCAGGTAGTTGCGAGCACCGTATGACACCGTGCCGGGCGCCATCACACCAAGCATGGCTCCGACTGACGCGCCTTGAGTGCCACCAAACAACGCGCCAGCGCCAGCGCCTACGCCGCCACCCAAAGTTGGGCCGAGCATAGTGCCCGCACCGGGCGTTCCCATCGTGCCTGGCGGCACCATCACGGGCCGCGCGGCATTGGCAAAGCGTGCGATCAGGTCAAGATCGCCGCTGAAATACCGCCCCCGCGTTTGCAAATCGTTCGCCAGTTGCCGGGCGTTGACAGAACCCCCACCCTCAACAATTGCATCTTCTACTGCGTGGCTGACCGCCATACGCTGACGCGAAGCGCGGAACTGATCAAGCATAGCCTGCGCGTTAGCATTGCCGGCAGTTTGGAGCGACCGCTCAATTTGGTCTTCCAAAGCATTGCTGATTGCGCGCTGCGCCAGCCCCATCTCATTGTCGCCGCGAGCCAAGTTGGCGCGGGAAGCTTCGCGCAGCGTGCGAGTAGCGCCTACGGCGTCAGCGGCGTTAAATTGCCCGACGCGGTAGTTAGCCACCAAGTCTTGCACAGGTTGCGGTATGGCGTTGGGGAACGACCGGCCGGGGCCGGTATACGCGGCAAGAACATTGTTTAACGCGTTGTCAAAATCTTGGTCAGCGCGTACAACGCCAATGTTGTTAAGCGGCGCGTACCCTCGCTGGTACTCTTGCCCGCGAATCTGGCGCATGTTTTCACGAGTGAGCGGCGCGTCATCCGGCAGACTTAGCGCGCGGCGCGACAAGCGATCTGTTACCTGTTGGTTCTGCGACGCAGCCTCTTGCTGAGTGCGGGTCTTGCCGCCCAAGCGCTCAAGCAGCACGTTTTGCGCGCTGGGGGTGATGCTGCCTGGCGTAACAAGATAGCCTTCTGCCTGTCCTTGGCGAATCGTCAAGTCGCGCACAGCGTTGCGGGCCTGCGCGGCTTGCAGTTGTGCTTGTCTAGCCTGCGCGGCAGTTGTTATTGCGGAAGGCGTTGCCATAGATACCGCCACGCCCGCTACGGGGCTACCCGTTAGCTCTGTGGTGGTTTGCCCGGCAGTGCCTGCGGCCAGCCCTTTAGCCGCACTTGCGCCTATCTCACGCAAAGACGCTGCTGGCGAGATCATGCCGCCCGTAGCGGCTTGCAGACCGACATCAAGAATGCGCTGGCCTGTGGTCATGCCTTCGGTCGGCTTAATCAGCCCCATCCGCTGAAATGCTTCAGACACCGGCTGACGCGGAGCGGTCACTTCAGGCGCCAACGCTGGGTAGCCGGCCGCCGTCACGGCCGTCCCATATGCCATCTTTGCGAGGTTGGCGATGTTTTGCGGCGTGTTAATGAACAAATCCGCAGCGCCAGCAATTGCTTTGTAAGGGGCGCTAGTGGCGACGTCTAACGTAGATGGCGACTGGCGCGGGCCAGGAATGCCAGATGGCGGCGCGGCAGTAAATTCCGCAAACGGATTTGGCTGCGCGGCAAATTGAGCAAACGGATTTGTCGCCATCACTGCCCCCTTGCACGTTTAGCTGCGCCCGCCCCAAAAATCGCGTCAAATTGCGCGTCGGTGCCCCGGCCAGCCCTAAGAGCGTCGATTGCCGCTTGTGGGATAGCTGGCGCTGCTGCGCCGCCGCCCGCCGCCGCGCCTTGTGTGGGCGCAAGGTACTTTTTAAGCTCCGGTCGGTCAAACAGCGATTTGCCGCCGGGCCCTGAAAACCAAGCGTCCTCTGCGCCGTCAAAGCTGTTGTTTCCTGGTCCCCTGCGCCACTCGTTATAAAAGTTGCGCTGCTCTATGTCCCGCTTAAGCTGCGCTTTTGCGACATCAATAATGAACCTATTTGCGTTAACAGTGTTGCCAAGCTGCGCGCCCGTCTGGGTAATACGTTGCGCGTCTGCTTCAGTCTGCGGGCCTTTTTGCTCAAGTTGACGCTGAAGCACAGCTTGTTGCGTGGCCGCCAAAAAAGTCTGCGCGTCTGTAGCAAATTTTTCTGCTTCAGGTACGCCCAACGCCGCCAATACAGACGCGCCAGCTTTCTTAACATCCGTGCCAAACCCAGTGCTAAACCCTTGGTCAAGAATTTTTGCTTGAGTATCCAGCGCAGGCAAAGTTTTTGCCGCCAAGCCAGCAGCTTTAGAAATGTCTTCGTATTGCTTGACAAGAAGCTCACCAAACCTTCCTCTTTCGGCCTTTTCTTGTACAAGCGTAACAGACGTGCCCGGCGGGTGGGACACTTCTTTTCTCAACCGTTGCCGGATCAACGCAGTTTGGTCAGTTTTTGGCAACCCAGATTGCGACAGCAACCGCTCAAATTCGCCTGGCCGTTGTTTAAGTGCTTCAAACTCTGCAAACCCTGCCGTGGTAAGCGGAAGGCCCAATGCTCGCATAAACTTGGCCTCGGGCGGCGTGGCGCTTTCAGCGCGGATCGTTTGCTGCACGTCCTCGATCTGTTTGAGCACCAGCGCTTTTTCGCCCGCCAGTTCGGGGTTGTTTCCAATTCTGCGGTATTGCGTTTCCAATGCCCTGAGTCGAAGGACGTTGGCGTCTGGTGCAGCAGCGGGTGCGGCAGGCTGCGCGGCAATCATTGCGTTAGTGGACGCGGGCGCAGCAGCGGGTGCAAGGGCGTTTGCCCCGGCAGCAGCGCCGGCGGGCATACCAAATTGGCGCTGAAGATACGCCAAATTTGTTTCACCAGCAGGCGCCGGCGCGTCGGCAGCGGCGGGTGCAGCGGTAGGTAAAGGTATTCGACCAATCGGCGCAGCAACAAGCTCACCTTCTGGCACAGGGGCAGCAGCGGGTGCTGGCGCCGTCATTGCGTTTGCAGACGCCGCAGCGGGCGCGCCGCCCAAACCAAAATCCTTACGATATGCTGCGGCTTCGCGTTGATTGCGAAGGGCTGTGCGAATAGCCATACCCTGAGTCAAGTACTCGGGTCTTCCGGTTTTAATCATTGCATCGGCAGCAGCCTCAAGATCGGGTGGCCCGCCTTTGGCAACAATTGCGGCTTGAATCTGCCCAAGCGTATCTCGTTCACGGCGTAGGTCTTCTAGCTGCATGTTGGCTACTTCAGCCTGGCGCTGACCGCCCACAAGCTGCTGAATCTGCGCCGCCTCGGCCAAGGCGTTGCGCGGCTGGTACTCAACCGTGGGCCGGTACGACATTGCGATTTGAGGATTGACGAGTGCCATGATTAGTACCCCATGCCGTAGCCAGGCACATCACCAGTGTAGCCTGCGCCGTAACCACCTGTGCCTGTGTAGCCTTGGTTTCGTCCAAGCGCCTGCTGCAACAGCGAGTTCTGCGCTTGATTCTGGCTGTAGTTCATGTACTGGTTCAAGCCGCCGCCGATAGCGTTGGCTGCACCCATGTAGCCGGATGCGCGAGCCTGAGCGCCCGCGCCAAGAGTTTCAGCCATGTTGGAGCCGAATTGCCCGGCCTGCGCGCCCAGCGTGTTGGCCGCAGTCTGACCAACGCCGGCCAGCGATTGCAGCGGGTTAAGCCGCGCTTGGCGCTCGGCTTGGTAGCGGTTGAAAGCGTTCTGATACTCTTGCGAACCCATTTCTTGACCGAAGCGCGTCAATGCTTTGCCGGTCGCGCCTGACATCAAACCACCACGAGCCGCAGCCGAACGCTCCAGCGCCTTCTGGCCTTCGGACAGCCTGAACGCATACCCAGGGTCGGCTTGGAACTGTTGCGTCCCAAACGGCGTGTACTCGGTCGCTAGCGGGATCAGCCGGTTAAGCGCCTGCTCACCAGCCTCACGGTAGGGTCTGCCTAGTTCAACCTGCCGCTCAAAAATCTCGCGCTGCACGTCACCAGCTTCACGGGCAGCTTGCGCTTGCGTATTGGCCGCGCTGCGAGATGAGCTGGCGCCAAGTAACGAACTTCCAATAATTGCTGCTGGTATCATCCAAGGCATATCAAACTCCTTCGCTCAAGCATTGAGCAATTTTACGCACCTGATCAGAATCCGTCGAGGCAATAATCACCTCATCGACTTCATCCTCATCAGTGCAGTCCGTCGCGTGTATACAGTACCAAACCACGTTTGTCAAAGAGCGCACGCCGTGGTGTTTGCCGGCCTCAAGCGTTAGACAAGCCGGGGCGTGGACGACAGACTTCTGACCGTCAACAATCAACTCAATTGAGCCTTGCGCCAGCACCGACAGATGGTCGAACTTGTGCGTATGCTGCACAAGCCACTTATCAGCGGGGATGAACGCCTCTTTGGCGTAGACACCGCCGCCAAAGTGATGCCGCACTTCAGGCTCAATAAACTTCATCAGGTAACCTCACGCCCACTAACGCGCATGTTGATGGCGCTGGCCGTGCCGGCAATCGTCGAGATGAAGTCGCCGATGCCAAGCACCTGGCCCACCAGTTCGGGAAAGGTGTACACCTCGGACGCCTGCAAAGTCTTGGTCTTGGTGATCAAGTTCTGATTGCCCGCCGAGCCAGCCGCCGTGACGAGGTTGACGCTGATCGTTGCAGCGCTGGCGCTGTAGTTCGTCGCGGTGAACTTGTCGATGATGGTTGTCACGCCAGTCGCTGTGTACTGGGTGGTTTGAGTGTTCTCGACTGTCTTGGCCGGAACGAGGACTTTTACTGATACGGTCATGATGTTTCCTTATGTTGGTGCCACGTATGCGGTAATGATGCCATCGGTGAAGGTCAAAGACCCGTCTGAACCTAAAGCGGTAATTTTTGCCAACGTAGCGGTGCCCGAGATGCCAATGTTTTCAAAAGCCATTGTGCCAAAATCGAACGATGGCGCTAACTCCAACGCCTGCACTTGCTTTTGCAACTCGGTGATCTGCGACTCCAAGCCCGAGCAGCAATCTGTCAGCGCGTCTGGAGCCGGTAAAGCAACAACCGGGGGCTGTGTCTCCGCAAACTGCGCCAGCGTTTGCAGTTCCGCGTCAAGGGACGCGATTGCCGACTCGGCGCTGAACGTAACGCCCGAGTCGTCAATGATCGCCGTGGTCGCGTTGTTGAGCGACAGGAAAAACAAGTACCAAGCCCGGCTGATCAGCCCCGTGCGAGGGTCAACCAACGGCACCCGTGGGGGTGTAAGGATTGGCGTAGCTGGGCTAAGCATTCGTTGGACTCAGAATCAACTCTGCGCCCATGATGCTGATCTTCACGGGGTCGGTGCCCGATAGCTCATAAACGCGGTCGCGCAGCTTCAGGGTCATGCCCATGCGCCGCCAGAACACCCGGCGGTAGTACTCGCCGATCTTGCCGATCTGCGCCCAGTGCTCGTTGGACCATGTGTGACCGCCATCGTCTGACCAGCGCAGCATGACCTCGGGGTCGCTGCCTTGGCCCAGATTCAGGCCAGTACCGGCCTCAATGTCCAGTTGCAGGCTGTGCTGCGCGGTGCGCTTGAGGTTGTTCTGGCCGGTGGGCAGCGCCCGCCACGACCGCAGCCACTTCTGGATGCTGCCGTTGTCCGAGTAGTCTTCCAGATCAAAGGCGTAGATGTTGCCGTTCTCGTAGTCGCCGACGACCACTTTGTTGTTGAACGCCATCTGGCA